ATCGCTTTTGACCGATCTATTCTAACGCCTTTGAATTTCATGTCAACCAAACATAAAAATAATTTTGTTTCTAATTCAAATATTTGTCGACAAGTCTTTTGTTCGCCGTCATCTTTAGTGTATAATACTTCGTCAATTTTTTTATCAAATAGTTTCCATAGTTTATAAGTTAAGTTTACATCCTGCTTTGCATACTCCTTTACAATCGATGCAGGAAGTTTGTGCATATTAGTCATTGGGTCTTTCACCGTACCACCAGACCATTCTAAAGTTTTCTGTTGTAGATCATATTTATATTTTTCTTCGTTAAGATAATCTTTTGATAATGCGTCTAGTGAATATTTAAATCTATTCTCATCAATAACAGATGCGGCTATCATGGTATCAACAATCCTACCTTTTATCATCATGCCCGTGACTGCTCTTATCCAACAGACATCATACATCGCATTGTGAAATACTTTTGTTATGTTTTCGTTTTGAAATATCTTTTCGTTTAGTGCCTGCCATATCTTATCTATTCTTTGATAGTCTATGTCTGTATCAGAATGACGTAGAGGAAAGTATGCAAGGTCATTGTCTGTTGCAACTGCTATGCCACATATGAAACCATCCTTACGTATCGCGCCAGATCCCCTTTTTTTAAGATTAGGATCATAAGTTTCTATATCTATCGCAACCGTATCTATACCATTTAGATCTAAATCCTCTGGTGTGTTACACATTGTAATCTCTCTCTAATATCATCTCTAAATAATGTATTGCTTTTTTTATGTCTTGTTCCTTTCCTTTTACAGAATGCCTGCAAATATATTTTATAGCATTCCCCTCAGCAAACAAGAGTTTATTTTCGTTGATAAACTCTGCTGGTTGTATCTTCATATTGCGATAGTGTTTGCCACCTACCTGCTCTTCTAACGAAGAATATGTTGTTCCTTTGAACATGCCTTTATGTGTCATCTTACTCCTAACGTATATTTACCTTGTGATGCTACAGTCCAACAATCAAACTTGCCTCGACTATATGCAACATATTTTAATCTGAGTTGTGTAAAATAATCTTCTTGTCTTGTCGCTGTCAGATCAACAACGACGTTGTCAAACGTCAGACCTTTTACGGTATGTATGTTTGCATATTTTACTCTTACCTCTCCATCATCATAACCCTTGTTTAGAATCTTTCTAATGTAGATTAATCTATCAGGATCTGTTTTCTTTCTTATTAATGCAAAGTCTCTTTCTCTACCTGCGTTTTCTTTTAGATACTTGTGATATTTCATGTAGTCTAGAGTATATTCTCTATCTACCCACTCATCAAAAGTCTCCTCACCCCTACCATGCACTATAACTTTACTGCCCATATATTGCCAGAAATCTTTTATCTGTTTCAATGGCATGGGTGTGCCTCTACAGAAATCTGGCCATAGTTTGTGGCATCGTAATTCTTTCTTTGGTACGTGGGCCGTGTTCCCTACGTGTGCAAACTCTATACCCTGTTGCTTAAAAAATTTTTTGACCCATGAATCTGACGGCGTGCCGCGATAAGTAAATAAAAAAGTCTCATTAGTGTGTTTTATTTTATCTAACAAAGCAGTCATGGCACTACATCTTTTATCCAGGCTAGGCAGGTGATAATGATTGCCTGTTACATCTGTTGGTTTCCATGCTCTCTCATAACCATAATGATCCCATATCGGTCTTATTATTCTCTTACACAGATTGTTTATTGTCTTGCCACATCTGTGTCCCTGCTCTAGTTGTTCTGCCTTTCTTGATAATCTGTGATAATAATCTGCATCTGAACCTGCAAACTCAAATATAGTTTGGTCCGCATCACCCACAAAATAATATTCTTTTGCTTTTGTTGCCATCTTGTCGAGAGCATCTCTCTGTGGCACGTTACTGTCTTGTGCTTCATCAACTATCAAAGCATCTATGTCTGGCTCTACAGCCTTGTCTATAAAATCCTGTATCATATCTGCGTAATCACACACGTGATTATCTTTTTTGTATTGAAAATATATGGGCACCATTTGTTCTACAGAGTTTAGATTATATGGTTTGTAAATCTGTTTATCACATGTCTTCCAATGTTCTTTTAATGTATTGCCTCTGCCATGTGCATCAGCAAGATATCTATAGAATTTATGTTTATCTGCATTAAACTCTGATTCTGTCACTCTTTGTAATTTAAAAAGAGAATCTATTGTAGTCAGATTCATGTGGTCTGCATAACCAAATACCTCTTTACGTCCTACCAATCTGCTCTTGCAATAAGAATGTATTGTGCAGATATTATACTTCATAGATTTTTTTGTAACACCCTGCATCTCTGGTAGTTTAAGTATCTCATCTCTTATCTCATCAGCCGCAACGTTTGTATGTGATAGTATTATTATCCTGTTGTATGGATATTTTTTTAATAACTCTGTGTATTTCTGTGTAATAAACATAGAGGTTTTACCTGTACCTGGTGGTCCCGATATAAACTTAGGCTGTTTCATCTGTAACCTCCTGGTATTCACCCTCTACTATCAGATCTTCCTTATCTATTTTTTGATTTATCATACGCCACGACACACATGATTTTGTACCAAACTTACCGTGATTCTTTTTTGCTTTTAATATATTCTGACACTTTATCACAAGATCAACACGTGCTAGATTTACCTTTTGTTTGTGTAAATAATCCTCAAACTTATCGAGATTAAACTCTAATGTATTTTTTTGTATGTTGTAATATGGCATACCAAAATAGGCTAATTCTTTTTTATTTGTATAAGCTTTTTCCTCTGCAATATAATTTTTAAAATGTTTTATAAATCTTAAATCCTCCTCTGCCTCCTCCACATAATTTGTGGATTTTTCTCTTGCCTCATATTTTCTACGCATAATCTCTTCAAAGTCTGCAGCTTTCATCTCCGGTATCCAAACAGATGCTTTGCTAATCACAGCATCGTAAAATAATTTTTTATTTCTTAGTGTGGGACCGTCTACTGTTATTGTTTTTTCGACGGCCTCACCCTGCACCACAGCATTTATCTTGACAAAATATCTATCACTTCCATACTCTATTATCTGCCCGATAGATTGTTTTGCTTCTTCGCTTGTAGCCTCTTGTACGCCAATCCAACTAAACAATGTTGCTATTGTTTTAGTTGAACACCCGATAATCTCTGCAAGTTTTGGCATGCCAAATTTTCTATTTGCTTTTTTATGTGTTGTGCCTTTTCTTTTTCTTTTTTCTGCTTCTTCATCTTTTGCTGCCACCGCTATCTTGTAAACAAAATCATCTATGTCATCTACACTCCACTCTGTATGTTTTAATAATACACCTGCCATAGCAGTGCAGTAATCATCTCGTTGTCCAGAACCTGCGTATGTAATACAAAGGGCTGCAGCCAAAGCAATCTTACCGAGATCTACTTTTAAATTTCCTGGATACTCATCTATGCCATCATACTTAACCCACTTAACAACCTCGTTTGTTGTGTGATATTTTGTTTCTGGAACTAAAGTGTATTTATTTGCGCCATGTCTTATCTCACAAAGGGTTGCGCCATGACCATAGTCTTTGTAATAATTTTCTAATTCTTTTGGTAAGGCAAACTTTTTATAATCTGATGTGCCAGACCAAAGATAGTGACTTGATGGATTATTTCTCCTACCAAATATCGCACCACATGATTTTATGTGGTCACTTGTGAATCTTTTAACAACAGGGTTATCAATATCAAAATCTATGTATTGATCTAGTCTGAGTCCTATCTGTTTTGTTGCGTGTTCTATTCTCCATTCTTCTTTCGTAATCTTAAAATCCGGATCGGACCACTTTTCGACCACAGCCTGCTTTGTATCGCAGGGTATGATCACCCGTCC